TAGCACAAGAAGGTGATATATGAGATGACTAAAATGCAAAATAATGCAAATTTTAATAACTTTTTAAAGTTATCTAAAAAACAGCAAAAATACATTGAAATCAAGAATGATACGGGGCAAACAGATAAAGTTATTGCGAAAAAAATTGGCGTAGACATATCAACTATATCTAGGTGGAAAAGGAAAGAAGAATTTATATTAGGGCTGAAGGGTTACCAAGCATATTATTTAAATGATAAGGTACCTAAAGCCTTATTGACCATGACTAAATTGCTAAACGCTAAAAGTGAATTAGTTAGATTCCAGGCTGCCAAAGATATATTAGATCGTACTGGCTATAATACTGTTGAAAAACAAGAGTTAGAAATTACCACGCCAACAATTCTAGACAATATACCGAAAGATGATTAAGACAATGCAAGATGTATTAGATTTACAATCTAAAGTAGGTGGTGGCTATAACCAGTTTTGGCATAATAAGAACTTTTACAGAGTGATTAAAGGTTCTCGTGGTAGCAAAAAAAGTAAAACAGCAGCAATTAACTTTATATACAGAATAATGAAATATAATTGGGCAAATTTACTTGTTGTTAGAAGGTTTAGTAACACTAACAAACAATCAACATATACGGACTTAAAGTGGGCTACAAACCAGTTAGGAGTATCCCACTTATTTAGATTTAATGAAAGTATGCCAGAAATAACATATAAGCCTACAGGACAAAAGATATTATTTAGGGGATTAGATGACCCGTTGAAAATCACATCTATAACTGTTGACGTTGGTATATTGTGCTGGGCATGGTTTGAAGAGGCATATCAAATTGAATCTTATGATAAGTTCAGTACCGTTGTTGAATCAATACGTGGTAGTTACGATAGTCCAGATTTTTTCAAACAGATTACAGTGACGTTTAACCCGTGGTCTGAAAGACATTGGCTAAAATCAACTTTTTTTGACGAAGAAACCAAACTTAATAATGTTTATTCAAATACTACAACATATAAACTTAATGAATGGTTAGATCAAGTAGATATAGATAGATTTGAGGATTTATATATTAAAAATCCTAGACGTGCAAAAATTGTGTGTGATGGAGAATGGGGAGTTGCTGAAGGTTTAGTATTTACTAATTTTAAAGTTGAAGATTTTGATTGGTTAAGAATATTTAAAAGAACACAAGAAAAAACACATGGAATGGATTTTGGATTCAGTAACGACCCAACAACAATTGTAAGTACTGTAGTAGATTTAGAGAATATGAAATTATACATTTATGATGAACACTATGAAAAGGGTATGTTAACCGATGATATTAAGAACTTAATCATTGCAAAAGGATTAGAAAAAGTAGATATTGCAGCTGATTATGGTTCTGGTGGAGATAGACTTATTGCTGAATTACGTTCAAAAGGTATTAAAGGAATTAGAAGAGCATTGAAGGGTGCAAATACAATATTACCTGGTATTCAATTTATTCAGGGTTTTGAAGTTATTATTCATCCTTCATGTGTTAATGCCATAGAAGAATTTAATACTTATACATTTGAACAAGATAAAGAAGGTAAATGGCTCAATAAACCAATAGACAAAAATAATCATATTATTGATGCTTTACGATACAGTCTAGAAAAATATCATATTAAAAGAAAACCGAAATCCAACGTAAATCAACTAAGAAGTTTTAAAAATCGCTTATTATAAGGAGTGAAAAGATGTCAATTTACAATCCAGGAAATATAAAAACTAAGTTCTCACCACGCGTTAATGACGATTTTATAATAAGTGGTATTGATGAATTGTTAAAAGAAGATGCATTAAGAAATTTTATTAATCGTCACAAGACGGAACAATTACCACGCCTACAAATGCTAGAAGCATATTATCTTAATAACAACACTGACATTTTAATAAACAAAAGGCGTATAGATGACTATTCTGAAAAAGCAGATCATAGAGCAGTACACAACTACGCTAAATATGTATCAAGATTTATTGTAGGTTACTTAACAGGTAATCCGATAACAATTGCACATAATGATGAAAAAACAAATGATGCTATTATACAGTTAAATGACTTAAATGATGCTGATGCGATTAATAGTGATTTAGCTTTGAATCTAAGTATTTATGGTCGTGCATATGAAATTGTGTATCGTGATTATAATGATAAAGACACTTTTAAGGTACTAGATCCAAAAAATACATTTGTCGTATACGATGAAACGTTAGATAAAAAGATGCTTGCAGGCATTCGATATTACAATAAAACAGATGTGGATAAAATACCGATTGAATGCGTAGAAGTTTATACCAATGACAAAATTTATTATATACAAATTAAAGGTGGTAAATTTCATAAAATTGATGAAGTCCCTCATTTTTATAAAGATGTGCCAATTATTGAATACTTAAATGATCAGTTTAAACAGGGTGATTTTGAAAATATTATAACTTTAATTGATTTATATGATTCAGCACAATCGGACACTGCAAATTATATGACTGATTTGAACGATGCCATGTTGGCAATTATTGGTAATGTAGACTTAGATAGTGATGATGCTAAAGGTTTTAGAGATGCCAATATGGTACATATACAGCCTTCAATGACTGATAACGGTTCAGAAGGTCGTGCAGATGTAAAGTTTATCTATAAACAATATGATGTGGCAGGTTCAGAAGCATATAAAAAGCGACTACAAAATGATATTCATAAGTTTACCAATACGCCTGATTTGAATGATGAGAGTTTCGGAGGCGTACAATCTGGTGAAAGTATGAAATATAAGCTGTTTGGACTAGAACAAGTTAGATCTATTAAAGAACGGTTATTCAAAAAAGGATTAATGAAGCGATATAAATTATTGTTTAATAATATTAATCTAGAAGGTATGAAAAATCATAAATATGCTGATCTAACAATTACATTCACACCTAATTTGCCTAAATCAATGATGGAATCTATAGATGCATTTAATGCGTTACAAGATGGCGTCTCAGAAGAAACAAGATTATCTTTATTAAACTTTATCGACAATCCTAAAGAAGAATTACAGAAAATGAAAACTGAACAAGTTAAAGAAAGAAGAACAGCCGATGCAAGAGGTTATGAAGATGCTTTCAATAAAGAAATAGTTGATAAAGATGAGTAATGAAAATACTTTAAATTACTGGTTAGAACGAGCACAAAACACTATTCAGCTAGAATTAGAAGAAGATGCCAAAATTGCATTAGAATTATCACGTATTATTACAACGATGTATTCAGAGATTTTGAAAGAGATTTGTGCTTTCTATGCTAAATACGCAACAAGTGAGGGCATCTCAAAAGTAGAAGCGAGAAAGATAATTGATGATTTTGATATTATTCCCTTTCAACAAAAAGCAAAAGTATATGTTGAAAATAAAGATTTTAGTGAGAAAGCTAACAAAGAATTAAAAAAATATAACACTAAAATGTATGTTTCGAGAGAAAAATTATTAAAGCAGCAATTGGACTTAATTGTAGTATCTAGTGGTGCAAAAGTTGAAAAAGAAATTAAAGACGGGCTAGTCAAAGCTATTGATAGAGAAGTTGAACGACAAGCTGGCATATTAGGCGCTGATCTAAAATTAAGCGATAAAAACATTAAAGCGATTGTTAATAGCAATTTTGGTGGGGTTAATTGGTCTACTCGATTGTGGAATGATATGGACGACGTCAGAAGTGAAGTTGAAAGAATAACAACAAATGTGATTACGAGGGGACGACATCCGTATGAATACGTACCAGAATTTAAAAAGAAAACAAATACTACAACACATAATGCTAAACGATTGCTGATAACGGAATCAGCAAGAGTCCAGACAGAATCGCAAAAGTTAAGTTATAAAGAATCATTAGGCGACGAAGGTGAATATAAATTTGTAGCAAAGATAGATAAAAAGACATCTAAAATATGCAAACATCACAATGATAAAGTTTATAAAGTCAAAGACATGGTGCCAGGCGTTAACGCTCCACCCATGCATCCATTTTGTCGAAGTACAACAGTCCCAGTAGTTGGCAATTGGCGTGATAAATTCTTTGCTGAACGGAAAGGTAAATATAAATTAGATAATGATTAGAGGTGTGCGCTTATGAAATCAATAGAAAAGTATTTAAAACAAATAATTCAAGAACTAAAGTATATTAAACGAGAATTACAAAAATCCAATAAAAAAGTTGGAGATTTTACAGAGGAAGAACTGAAAAATATTAAAGCAGAAGTGACTGATTAGTCGCTTCTTTTTTATGTCCAAAACGTGTTGATGACATTAAAAGCTGCATGGAAAAAACAGTCGACGGACTATAAATGGAGGTATATTTTATGGAAAAAAATAAATTTAAGCTTAATTTACAATTCTTTTCCGATGAAGAAGGAAAAAATGAAAATACCAATGATAATGGTTCTGAAGAAGAACAAGACCAGCAAGAAGAAGTAACTTTTACACCAGAACAACAGAAAAAAGTTAATGAAATTATCGAACGTCGACTTGCAAAAGAAAAGAAAAATGTTGATAAAAAAGTAAAAGATGCAGTTGAAGAAGCTAAGAAATTAGCAAAGATGAATAAAGATGAGAAAAGCCAGTATGAATTACAAAAATTGCAAGATGAACTAAATGCTTTACGAAATGAAAAAGCGCTAAATGACATGAAAGCTACTGCTAGGTCAATGTTTTTAGATAAAGATATCAACGTGACTGATGAACTTTTAAATTTAGTCGTTACAAGCGATGCAGAAACAACTAAACAAAACGTCGAAGCTTTTTCAAAAATTCTTGATAGTATGGTGCAATCAAAAGTCAAAGAGGCATTAAGACAAGATTCACCTAAGAATGTAGGTTCGACTGGTTTAACAAGGCAAGAAATTTTAGAAATTAAGGACGATAGCGAACGACAAAATGCTATCGCACAAAACATACATTTATTTAACTAAAAAATGGAGGTAAGTATTTATGCCAGTAGAAAATAATTTAATTAATGTGGAAGCTCTAGGTAAAGCAAAGTCTATCGATTTTGCTAACAAATTAGGTATTCAATTGAATAAGCTTTTCGAAGCTTTAGAAATTCAAAATAAAATTCCAATGAACGTTGGTTCAGTTCTTAAACAATATCGTTTTAAAGTAGAGGATTCTGAAAAGCCAAATGGTGATGTTGCTGAAGGTGATGTAATTCCGTTAACAAAAGTGACACGTGAACAAGTAAATATTGCTGAATTAAAGTTTGTTAAATATCGTAAATCGACATCAGCTGAAGCGATTCAATCGCATGGCTATGACTTGGCCATTAATCGCACAGATGCGGAAATGATTAAATATGTTCAGAAAAAATTTCGTGCAAAATTCTTTGGATCATTAAAATCATCATTAGAAAACACAAAACGTACAAATAAAAAAGTTTTGAAAGCTAATAATTTACAAGGTGCATTGTCTAAAGGTCGTGCTAACTTATCTATATTATTAGACGATGAGGTTACACCTATTGCGTTTGTTAATCCAAATGACACAGCAGAATATCTAGCAAATGGCTTTATCAATTCAACAGGTGCACAGTTTGGTATTAACCTTTTAACGCCTTATGTGAACGTAAAAATTGTAGAGTTCTCAGATATTCCTGAAGGTGAAGTGTGGATGACGGTGGCTGAAAACTTGAATGTTGCGTATGCAAATCCACGAGGTGAATTATCACGCGCATTTGCATTTGCTACAGATGCAACAGGTTTTGTTGGTGTCTTACATGATATTCAACCACAACGTTTAACATCAGACACTATTTATGTCTCTGCGACAGAAATGTTTCCAGAAAATATTGATGCTGTTATTAAAGTTAAAATTGACAAAAAAACTGATACACCAGCAAGCGCATAATGTTTAGAAGGTGATAATATGGATGACTACACAGAATTTGACTATACCGAATTTGATTTTTTAGAAGACGTAAAAGAGCGAATTGGTTTTACTGACATAATACAAGATAAGCAACTATATTCAATTATCCGTAACGTAAAATCAGAATTAAAAGCTAGAATTCCAGTTCGTCAAATTCCCGAAGCTTTACGTTTTATTGTGATAGAAATATCTGTGAAGCGGTATAATCGTGTAGGTGCTGAAGGGATGACATCTGAATCTGTTGAAGGACGTTCAAGTACTTATGAAGCAAATGATTTTGCTCCTTACGAAGACATACTAAATAAATTGTATCCTAGGGACAAAATCCATAAAGGGAGCGTGCAATTCTATTGAGATTAAAAGACAGAGTTATTTTTTCTTTTGAGGAACCTAGATCTTATAACCCGAAAACAAGCGAGCTTTACCGATATGAAATTTCAGACGAATACAATGCAGTGCCTTGTAATATAAATCCTATTTCAACAAAGCGATTATTATTAGAATTTGGTGATTTAAGTAAAAAGATAAGCATCATCCGAATTAAAGGCAGACATGATGATGCTGTTAGTCATGCTTATGTAAACAACGTTAAATATAAGATTATACGTTCTGTATTGCATACACACGACACTGTATTTTACGTCGAAAGAGTTGGTAATAATGAAAATTGATGGATTAGATAAATTGATCAATCAGCTTGAAACAATGCATGACGATATTGATGATGATGTAGACATTATCTTGAAGATGAATGCACTGGAAGGACAAGGAATGGCAGTCAAAAACGCCAGAAAAGTCATGAATAAAGGTTATTGGACTGGTAACTTGGCTAGAATGATAGAAGTAAATCAAGACGGTAAACACAAATATACATTATTATCTAAGGCTGGTTACAGTGGTTTTTTAGAATTTGGTACAAGATATATGCAAAGAGCACCTTTTATATACCCTACTTATCAAGTTTTAAAAGTGAATGTTGTTAAAGATTTAAATAGATTGTTGAATGGTTAGGAGCGATTAAAATATGCAATCGCCAAAATTACAGTTATTTAATAAAGTGTTTGAAATTTTAAAGGGGTATGGTAAACGAGTTATTATTTTTCAACAAATGACTGATGATTTATCATATCCTTTTTTTGTCTTATCTGAAGTGCAAGAGCGCAAATCATTAGATACGTTTAACTCGTTTAGTGGGCAGATAACTATTCAAGTACATTTGTGGTCAATTGCTGAATATTTTGATGAACATGATGATTTAGAGAAGCGTGTAAATCAAGATTTATCATTTATTACTGAACTTGAAGGTTATCAGTTGATACTAGACGACATTAGCACTAATACGCTTATTGATAATACAACAAATGAATTACTGTTGCATACAGTAATAAATGTAGAATATAAAGTATTTTAACGAGGAGGTTATTAAATGGAAATTAAATCTAACGAAATGTTATTACTATTTCGAATTTGTGGAAAAAAAGTAGATGCTACCAAATTAATGTTTGGTAAAGAGTTTTCTCTTTCACACGAGGTAGACAGTGATTCAGAAGATACATTTGACGGTAAATTTGAAACGGGTGGCAGTTCTGAATCTACCATAAGTTATACGGCTAAAATGAGTAGAAAAGATACTTTTGCGGATGAGGTAGAAGATGCAACATTAGATAAGGTAGCTTACGAAGGTTGGATTATTGACAGTAAAGTACCTGGTGATGGCAAGGATAAAGATAAATTTAAAGCAAGGTATTTCCAAGGTCATTTCAAAAAATTTGAAATGAAAGGCGAAGTTGGTGGAATTAACGAATATGAAACAGAATTTAAAGTGTTTGCTCGAATGCAACGCGGCTTTGCGACGATTCCAGAAACAGTCAAAAATGCACTTGATAAAATTGGTTATAAATTCCATGACACAGTTAAATCTGACTATGCTGATGATGGATTAGCTAGTATTCCACAACCAGTAGCAGATGTTGAAGGACCTTCTGAAAGTGGAGGACGATCTGGTAGAACTAGTGATTCTACAGATTAAATAGAATAGTAGAAAAGATGTATATTGAGCGGGCTAAGTACTCGCTCAATTTTTATTTTTTATAATGAATGGAGTAGATAAGATGATTACGATTAAAAATGGCGACAAAGATATTGAATTAAAATTTGGATTAGGTCAATTAAATGCTATTGATAAAGAGTTAGGTTTAGAAATTCAGGAAGTGTCATTAGGTGAGGGTCTAGAAATGTTAATCCCTAAATTAAAATCGGGTAACATCATAGGAATTGCAAAAATGATTACTGCAATCACACGAAATGATAAAAACAGACCGAAAAATGAAGATGAATTGGAGTCTATTCTTGAAGGTATTATTAAAGAACATGGTTCATTAAAAGCATTTGGTCAACTTGTTATTGATGAGTTGGGAAACAAACTTTTAACCCGAGACCTAGTAGCAAATCACACAGAAGAGTAATGGAAGATAATAGCGACGATAAATTAAGTGAAGATAAAGTGACTTATAGTGACATTGTCGTTATTTGTATGTCTGAATTGCAAATTTATGATTTAGAGTACATTAATCAAATGACATTGACTGAATTTAATTATCGGATGCATGCCAATGAATTTATACAGCTTAAAAGAGAATTCGAAAGGTATAAATTAGCATTTGCCATTAGAGATGCAGCAGCTACTAAAAATGTAGGCACAGAGAAAGAGCCTAAAGAAGCATACATTTTTAAAAATCCAAATGATGTTTTGGATTATGAAGAAAACTATAAGCGAATTAAAGAAGGCAAACCTATTAGATTTGCGAGCGAAAGAGAAGATTATGAACCTAACGTAGCATTATATGATTTAATAGCTGAATTCAATTCTAAATAATAAGGAGGTGGGTACTTTATGGCTGAATATCAAGTTAGTACAGTTATTGATGCCAAAACAGCACGATTTAAACAGCGTATAAAAGAAACTATTAGCCTGTTAAAACGATACGAAAATTATATTAAAAGCATCAAAGATGTTGAGTAAAAACTGATAGTTTAGACTTAGAAAAAACGGTTGAACTTGTTAAAAACAAGCTAAAACAAATAGATAACAAGAAAGTTAAAGCACATTTATTAGCAAACACAAACGATGCTGATATTAAGCTAAAAAGGATTAATCATAGTTTAAGAATGGTTGATTCTAAAAAGGCTGTAGCAAAAGTAGAAGTAAACACACAAAATGCTGTACAAAAAATGATGCAACATAAAAGGGCATTAGACTATTTAAATAATAAGACAGTGATGTCAGCTATAGATTTAAGTAATAAAACCTTCCAAGCAAAATATGTTCAAACGAAGAAACAATTAAACGAACTTGATAAAAAAGTTGTTAAATCAGCTATTAAGGTAGATGATGCGCTAGCAAAAGCAGAAATCAAAAAATTTAAAGCTGAATTGCGTAGTGTACCAAACGTTGTACACACCAGGTTAAAAGTTAATAAGCATGGTTTAAACTTTTTATCTGTAATTAACAGACAGTCTGATGTTTTCCAGGAACGAATGGATCGAATTGCAAAGTCCATTCGTACTTTTGGAACGATTCTAGGTAATGTGATTAAAGGTTCAGCAATTTCATCTTTCAGTGCGTTAATACCGATTGTAGCAAGTCTAGTGCCAGTCATAATGGCAATAGGAAACGCATTAGCAGTAGTTGGTGGAGGTGCGATTGGACTTGCAGGTGCATTTAGCATTGCTGGTGCAGGCGCAGTAGCATTTGGTGGCATGGCTGCAACAGCTATAAGTATGTTTAATGATGGTTTGATCAGATCTACTGATGCGACAGATGCTTACGAAAAAAGCTTAAAAGGTTTAACGGACACATGGCAAGATATCGTTAAATTAAATGCTGATTCTATATTTGGTGCAATGGCATCTGCAATGTATGGCGCTCAAACTGCTTTAAAAAGCGTAACACCTTTTTTATCTACAGTTGCAGATTTAGTTGATTTAAATGCACAAAAGTTTGAAGAATGGGTATCAACATCAGACACTGCTAAAAAAGCTTTCAACGCTTTAAATACAACAGGTGTACAAATATTTGCAGATTTACTTAATGCAGGCGGTCGATTTGGTGATGGTTTAATCAACATATTCACTCAATTTATGCCTTTATTTAAATTTATGTCACAAGGTTTGCAAAACATGGGCATATCTTTTCAAGAATGGGCTAATAAAGTATCTACTCAAAAAGGAATTAATTCATTTATAGATTATGTCAAAACTAATTTACCTATTATCGGTAAAATATTTGGTGATACATTCTTAAGCTTATTCAACTTGTTTAAAGCATTTGGTACAAATTCACATACTCTATTTGAAGCGTTATCTGAAATGACAGGTAAATTCAAAGCTTGGTCTGAAACTGTCGGTAAATCAGAAGGCTTCAAAAGATTTATCGATTATGTACAACAAAATGGTCCGCAAATTGTAAGTTTAATCGGTAATATTATCATGGTTCTAGTAAACTTTGGAACTGCAATGGCACCTATCGGTTCATCAGTATTAAGTGTTGTTAATTCAGTTGCTCAATTTATTGCTAAATTATTTGAAACGCACCCAGCCGTAGCACAATTATTAGGTGTTTTGATTTCATTCGGTGGATTATTGATGGCGTTAATTCCACAAATTGTAGGTTTTACATCATTTTTTGGTCCGTTAATAACAAAATTTATAACACTTACAACTAGATTTGGTTTATTAAAAGCAGTTGCATTATTATTTAGTCGAGCATTAACAGTATTAGGTACAGCATTTACAACGACAATAGGACCAATTTTGGCAATCATTGCAGTAATTGGTGTGTTAGTAGGACTGTTTGTTTATTTATGGAACACAAATGAAACATTTAGAACTAAAGTGATTGAAATCTGGAATATAGTTTCAGAAACGATTATGAACGCAGTTAATTCTATAGTCGCTTTTGTGATGGAAATATGGGGCATGCTCATTCAATGGTGGAATGAAAATAACCAACTTATTTTACAAACGATACAAACAGTTTGGGATTTGCTTGGTCCATACATCATGAATGCGATTAATACAATTGTGGCTATAGTACAAGCTGGTTGGCAAATTTTAATTGCAGTGGTGCAATTTGCATGGGACTTCATAACTACAATAGTCAAAACTGCTATCTCTTTAGTACTTAATATAATAACCCTTATCATGCAAATTATTACTGGTAACTGGTCTGGTGCCTGGGAGACGATTAAATCAATTGGTAGCACAATTTGGAATGCAATCGTTTCAATTGGGACTTCATTATTTAATAGTTTACTTAGCATTTTGTCAGCAATATGGAACGCTATTGTGAGCATTGCGACTTCAACTTGGAACATGCTGAAACAAACCATCTGGGATAAAATTGTACAAGCTTATAATATTGTGAGTACAACAGCCCAACAAATTTGGTCAGTAATTTCTAGTAAATTTGCAGAAATTGTTGCTACTGTTATATCAAAAATGCTTGAATTTTATAATGCCATTAAGCAGAAAGTCCAAGATGCGTTAAATGCAGTTATGAACTTTACAGGTGAATTTGTTAGTGCAGGTCGAGATTTAATCATGGGGCTTGTTAATGGTGTTAGAGATGCAGCAGGACAATTGATTGATGCCGTCGGTGGTGCAGTAGGTGATGCAATTGATCACGTAGGCATTAAGTCGCCTTCAAGAGTATTTAAAAAAATTGGTGTATATACAATGCAAGGGTTTGGCATAGGTATTAGTGATGAAGGTTCGTCAGTTGTTAGTAATGTAGTTGATATTGCAAAAAGAATGACTAGGAATTTCAATCCAGACTTATCAGCAGATTCTTTAGGCATACGTTCTAATCTAAACAATTTAAACGACAGTATTATTGCTAGAGTACAACATACACATGATGTACAAACAAGACCAGGTCAACGATTAGTAAGAATTGAAATGAATGTTGATAATGATGCCTTAACAACGATTGTTAACGGTGAGAATGCAAATAGAAATGACTTTTTTGAATTATAGGAGGTATTTATTATGGACATGCAAATTATTCGTAATGACGGAACCTCTTTTACTTTAAGCGACCATCATATACAAGTATCTGATTTTATCGTTGAAAGTATAGAGATGGAAGATTCATATAGCGCTGTTGATGGACTGCACGGTAGATATTTAGATGGTAGTAAATATAAAAAAAGAAAAATACATGTCCTGTGTTTTTTTGAGGCACAGGACAATATTGATTACGCAATACAACGAGATTTACTTTATCGATTAACGCAAGATACAGAGCCTTTTTATATTAGAGAAATGAGAAAGTCTAAATTTAAAGGTTATGATTTTAGAGATACAGTTGCTACTGATTATCAACCTGTTGATAATTTGGGTAAGCCTATAATAGACAGTTTTGTAGATGAATTTGTATCAGCAAAACGATATTATGTTAAATTATCCAATGTATTAACGCCTGTTCAAAAGAAATTCAAATGTAATGTTGAACTTGAATTTGAAACCGTCGAGTTGCCTTTTTCTGAAAGTATAGGAACAAGTTTAGATTTACAGAAAAAGAAGTTGGATAATTTATTTTCTACTGATATGCAAATTAATTATGAAGATAGAGAAAAGCATACGTACTCGTTCAACAATATTAAGACGGGACGTATTTTTTATTATGGTAATGTTCCAATAACACAACATAATATGTATTCACGTGTATCGATTATTATTGGTGAGAAGACTAAAAATTTTGCATGGAGTTTATCGCAGTCAAATGCTATGACAATTGAAGGCATACAGTTAAATCCAGGCGATTTAATAGTTTATGAAGGTAATATGATTACTAAAAACAGCATACCAATAATCGAATATGTAAATCTAGAACTTCCAAAATTTAAATATGGCTTTAACAAATTTCAATTCAATCAAACAGTACGTAAGGTTGAATTTGATACACGATTTTATTTTAAGTAGGTGTATTTGATGATTAAGTTAGTTAATTTAAATGGTAAAGCATTCTTTTTAGATGTTTCAACGGAAGTGACAGAAAGATTAAGCGCGGATGGTCAATTGCGCTTTACAGTCACTGAAAATAAGTATAATCGTCAAACAGTTAAAGCTATCAGTAAAAAGTGGAGAGTAAAAAACGTTGGTGGTAGTGATGATGCATTAGAATATACGATTAATGTCATAAACAGAGATTCCAATGGTTTTAAACAAGTAATAAATATTATCGCAAAAGAAAGTCATATCGAAGATTTAAAAAGCGATCGTATTTATGACAATTATACAGGAAGTATAAAAGGCGAGGATTACTTTACAATCGTCTTTAGAGATTCAGGTTATAAATTTCGATTAGAGACTAAGCTACACTCACTACAATGGGAAAACGCAGGTGACGGCGCTACAAGACTTGAGATGTTTAATAATGCTTTGAAACGTTACGGTCTTGAATACAAGTATGAGCCTAGTACAAAAACATTTGTTATTATGCCATTTGTTAGTAATAGAGTTGATAATTATTACATTTCAAGCGAAGTGAACGCTAATAATATTTCTGTAGAAGAAGATAGTACAGAATTGTTTACCTACATTAGAGGTTATGGTGACTATTCTGAAAATGAAAAATTCCAAGAAGCAGGTTTACAACTTGAATTTACACATCCATTAGCTTCAATTTTAGGGAAGATACATGCGCCTATTATCTCAGACGGTAAAATTAAAGATGAAAAATTGTTACGATCAAAAATGGAAAATTTTATTGATGAGTCATTAAAATTGTCTATATCATTGGATTTTTTATCATTATCTAAAAAGTTTAATGGTGCAAATCCTAAAATAGGTGATTTGGTTAAATTTTATGATAAGGTAACTGATTTGTATGACGTTGTTCGATTGATTGAAATCAAGACAAAAAGAGATGCCAACAATAAAATAGTAAAACAAGATGTTGTTTTAGGAGACTATAAGCGACACCAGCGTTATGAATCAGCTATAGGTAATGCAACATCTTTTGTAGGTGGCATTACAGGTGGCTCAAAATCAATTCTAACTATGAAAGAGAAGTTAGATAATACTATTAAAATGACGAATAACGTGATAGACATGAGCCAATCGTTAAATGCTTCTATCGAAGGTATCAAGTCAATTAATGGTTTATCAATTGTAGCTTTTACAAGTAATCATGGTATCAAAGTTAGCAGTGATGGAGGTAAAACATATAAAACTGCTATCAATGGTGACGGTATAAATCCTAATGCAATACCTTTAGCTACAGAATTAGAAAACGGGATAATGTCAAAAGAAGATAAACGTAAATTAAATAATTTAACAAATACAGGCGCTATCTCTAAGATAGGGTCTGTTTTTTATAAGGAGGTAAAAAATAATGCCAATAACTCAAATTAGAACTATTACCTACAATGATGAAGAAGTATATGCGCGAGCGCATGTGCAAGGTGTTGATGGTTTAGGCAAAGCTAATACTACAACTGATGGATTATTATCAAAAGAAGATAAAGCAAAGTTAGATAATTTAAGAGAATTTGACCCGTCAACACTCACAAATGCAACTACAACTAAAGCAGGTCTAATGAGTGCAGCAGATAAAGCTAAATTAGATAAATTAAACACTAATTCAAAACCTTCGGGAACAGTTAATGGAAGTTCACCAAATTCCTCTGGATCTAGTTCAAGTAGTTCACAAATTTTAAATACAAATACTGATGTATGGCCAAATGCTTCACAAAGGATAAACTTGTCAAAAAAATTATCAGAATGTAATGGAGGAATTGTTTTAGTATGGCGTTTAGATGCATCTGATGATTTATATCATTATCAGTATGTGCCTAAATACCACACTAACCATTCAAGCGCTAAAATTACTGAAGTGATACCTACAAACATTACTGCAAGCGGGATTGAGCATTGTGTCAAAGTTGTTTATGTATATGACACATATATTGTCGGAGTTGCTGAAAATAGCAGTGCCACTACAAAATCAAACAAGATAAGACTTCATGAAATTTTAGAATATTAAGAAAGGGTGATAAGCGTGAAAACAGAATTATCAGTCACATTTGATTCTTTAAAAAGGGATTTAGAAGCTAATTTTCGCGAGATTAAAGAGTTTATGAAAGCACATGTTAATTTGGATAGAAAAACAGTACAAGAATACTACAAAAATGAATTATCAAAAAGAAATAAAGCTTTTTATGAACAAATTGAAAAAGAAATCAGAGCAATTGTCCTTCCAGAAATGTCGCCTTTAGAAGTCACAGAACAAGTTGAAAATAGTAAAACAGATTTAAATGGCCAAAAACATGCATCATTATCTAAAAGGTTACAAAAAGACTTTAATTTAATGAAAGAAGCATTGGATAAAAAGCAGAGTGACAATAAAGTTATTGTGACAGAAAATGGCACAATCATGCATGACTTTACAAGTAAATCTAAAATAAGAAAAGTTAAAAAGATTGCATGCATTGGGGACTCAGTCGCGCGCGGTAGTCGTGCTAAAAAGAATTATGGCCAGATGTTAGCTGAGAAATTAGGTGCTAAAGTTCATAATTTATCTGTTTCTGGTGCGACAATGTCGACTGTAAATGCGAATAGTATTTATGAACAAGCGACTAAAGTTCGCGATGCTGATTTAGTTATCTTGCAGGGAACAGATGACGATTGGTTAACGGGTGGCGGTATACCTAACGGTGGCGTGATTATCGGTAAAGATAAAACGGATTTAAAAACGTTTTATGGTGCATTTCATCAAGCGATTAAAACATTAAAGTTATTCAATAAAGATGCAGATATTATCGTGATGACTGCAACGCGTCAATTACCTGTCAATGGTACAACAATTCGACGAATGGATACAGATAAAAATAGACACGGTTTAACGTTAGAAGATTATGTCAATGCGCAAGTACTAGCTTGTACGGAGTTGAATGTGCCAGTGTTTGATGCATATCATACTGATTTAATTGATCCATACAATCCAGCATTTAGAGCTAAATGTATGGTTGATGGCTTGCATCCGAATGAATTAGGGCATGAGGTCATCATGTATGAACTCATTAAAAACTATTACTATTTTTACGGTTAAGAAAGGGTGAAATTATAAATGGCAAATCAAGATTTATTCTTTGATATAACAAAGCAAGGTTCTGAACAAGAGAAACAACAATACATTGTAAGCCGTGTTGGTGACGGTGGGCTAAAAGCTATAACCATAACAGTTTGGTCAAACGGTCGACCATATAATTTGACGGATTTAACACCTGTATTTGAAGGTGTTAAGCCTGATGGTGAAAGAATTATTGATACGACAGGTTCAATCGTATTAGACCCTAAAAATGGTGTGTTTAGATATGTTTTCCCTCAACAAGCTAGTACAGCTGAAGGTCAGTATCAACAAGCCTTTTTCAAATTAATGCGTGGCGAACAAACGGATTCCACTTTAGAGATTAATATTAATGTATTAAAAAATAGAGTGGAATTTGGCGTGAATTCAGAAAGCTATTTTACTGAATATCAAAAAGAATTAGAGCGATTAAGAATAGTTGTAACAGAAGGTATTCAGTCACTTGAATCACTAGCAGAAGGTACTAAAACAAAAATATCAACGCAAGCGGAAACTGCAAAGGCGTTAGATTTACAATTAAAAACGTTACAATCAGCTATTTCTAGTAATGAACTCGTAACAAAACGTGATTTTGAAGCAATGACGACTGAAATCCGTGAACAAGTAAATACATTTTTAAGTTCAATTGATACTGTTAAAAAATCGATTGAGCGTAAAGTGGATGCATTTGATCAAACGAAAATGGATGCGAATGTTATTCCAGGTACTTTGGACGATGTCGCAAATATTACAAAAACTGGTTTATATTATTTTGATAATACGACACTTAATATTCCAACGCGCAATACTAACAACGAGAATGGCTATATACAAGCCATTATGAAGGATGAAGAGAACGGCATGATTACGATGCTTGGTTCAGGCTTCGCAATTGAAAAGTATCGTGGTCGTTTACATGGTCGTTGGGTAACTTCAGTACCAGTAAAGTTATGGAGCGGAACTGCTAAAAAGGGAAGTACAATCACTTTGAAAGGTAGTATTAAGCAATTCAGTGAATTGAAATTTAAAGTGAGTTTCTATAGCGCTCGTAATTCGACGAGGGTAACAGATATTGCAGAAAAAGACCAATCGATTTATCTAAATCAAGCTGGACTTAAAGTTTCTGGTAATGGATTCAAAAACGGTCATCTTGAAGAAATAAGTATCTTAGTAAAAGATGAAACGCATTTATTAGTTGAAAAAACATTAATTGCAACGGGCGATGCTGATGCTACTGATTCAGACGCCTATATATCTGCAGTCTATGGCTTAAACTAGGGTCGCAAATTTTTGCGACCTTTCTTTATATATAAATAAAAAAGAAAAGAGTTGGTATATATGGAAAGTGCAATATTGACTTGGGTTGTAACGGTAGGCTTACCTGTTGCAGCTTTTTTTATAAGCATTATCAATAAAACAAAAGAGTCTGAACGCAGAATTACCCTTGTTGAAGAAAAACAAAAAAACCTTGATGAAAAGATTAAAGACTATGCAACAAGATTAACCGTAGTAGAAAACAATTATAAAATCTTGTTTCGAGTTGAAGAGCAATTAAAAACATTATTCAAGCAAAATGAAGAAATAAAAGAAGAAGTTAAGTCGATTAAAAATGGTAATAATTAGAGGTGATTAAATGTCTCTACCTTCAAATGGATTACCTACAGCCAATCAAGTAGCTGATTGGGCTATTTCTATAATCGGAAGACGTATTGATTTACCTGGGTCTGGTTACGGATCACAATGTTGGGACTTAGTAAATTACATTTTTGAGCGCTACTGGCATTTTAGAACGCCAGGTAACGCAAGAGACATGGCTTGGTATAAATATTATCCTGCTGGTTTTAAAGTGTTAAAAAATACGCGTGATTTTGTGCCTCAGAGAGGCGATTTCGCGGTTTGGACGGAAGGTAATTATAACTGGAGTAGATGGGGACATACTGCGATTGTAGTTGGTCCTTCTACTACCAGTTATTTTTATAGTGTTGACCAGAATTGGTATAACTCAAACAGTTACACTGGTAGTCCTGCAGCGAAAGTTAAACATAGTTATACAGGTGTAACACATTTTATTCGACCAGCATATAAAGAAGAGCCGAAACCTGTTGAAAAACCTGAAAAGCCAAAACCTGCAACACCAGTGATTGATCCAAATCCGAAAAAACAGGCAGAAGACACAAAACCAGTATCCAAAATCGTAACACGTATTAAATACACTGTCGTTCATAAAGATGATAAAGATAGTAAAGAGATATTTGGAAATGTTGTTTATGGTGTTAAAAGAACGAATACACCTCAAAAGATACTTATTAAAAATGCGGTAAATATGGATTCTGTTCATACCTTATATCAAGATAGAAACTCGATTTATAAAGAGGATGATTATCCACATTATTTTGTAGATCGGTATAATATTTGGTCGCCAAGACCTATTAATTATAAGGTACCTGGACATGATGACTATATTGTAGTTGCAATTTGTGAAGATTTAAATACATCTGATGATACCTTTAAAAGAAATGAATTAGCAGCAATGACATTTATCAAAAAGGTGTGTTCACAATATAATATTACTTTTGAAAGTCGTAATATTTTAATAGATAAAAAGGCTTGGAGAACTTTATCGCTTCATCAAAATGTTTCTCAAGATTTAATAAAACTGTATGAGAATAAACATAAGATTTTGAATGAAGTGCCAAAAGATATTATCGAAAAAATCAGGATTAAAACTTTTGTGAAAGTTAATAAGCGTGAATTAAATAATTTGAATAAATCCAAACCAACAAGCTTAAACCAAACACCATCTTATATTACAAAAGAACGTAGTAACTATACGTTAGATGAAGCAGTTAATATTCAAATGAGACATGCGCCACAAATGAGTAATGGTGTTACTTGGTTTAATGCAAGTAAACAACAAGTTAAAAATGCGATGAATACGAGTAATATCTTTAAAAGTTCTACACAAGTTTACCAATTTTTGAAATTAGACAGATATCAAGGTTTGTCAGTTGATAAGTTAAATGAAATCTTAAAAGGTAAAGGCACGTTGAACGGTAAAGGACAAGCATTTCAAGATGCATGTAAAAAATATGAAATTAATGAAATTTACTTAATCGCTCATGCCATTTTAGAAAGTGGTGCCGGAACAAGTCATTTTGCGAGTGGTAATAGTGGCTATTATAACTATTTTGGAATAGGTGCATTTGATAGTAATCCTAATAATGCGATTACTTTTGCGCGTAATCATGGTTGGACGACGCCAGAAAAAGCGATTATTGGTGGGGTAGAATTTGTGAGGAAAGGTTATATCGGGCAAGGACAAAATACTTTATACCGTATGAGGTGGAACCCTAAAAGACCAGGTACACATCAATATGCAACCGATATAAGATGGGCAAGCCATCAAGCAACAACAATTTCAAACTACTATTCAAAAATTAATTTGAAAGGTAAGTATTTTATTTATGATCAGTATAAATAATTATGAGGAGATAAAAATATGAATATTAATTTTAAAGTAAGAAAAAACAATCCGTACTTTTGGATACAAATCGCATTATCAGTGTTAGTACCAATTGGTGCTTACTTTGGTATTCAAGCACAAGATATTACAACATGGTCAATGGTTGGGTATGTCATAGTCAAAACCGTATCTAATCCATATGTAATATTTACAGTACTAGTATCTGTATTTAATGCATTAATTGACCCTACAACAGACGGCTTTACGGATAGTAAAAAAGCCATGACCTATACAAACCCTAAGAAGGATTAACAAATATGTTAGTCCTTTTTATTTTGAATTATTTTATTTAGAAAGGGAGAATTTAGGATGAAAGATATATATTCAAGACACATTGAAGGTAGTAAATTAACAGGTAAAAAAGCGAGTATAGCAGGTATTGTTATTCACAATGATTATGGTTCGATGACACCTTCTCAATATTTAGCGTGGTTATATTCAAGAGAAAGTAATGGCACATATGTGAATGGATGGGCGAGTGTTTATGTCAATAGGTATGAAGTGTTATGGTATCACCCGACAAATTATGTAGAGTGGCATTGTGGTCATGGATGGGCTAATAGTAATTTGATTGGTTTTGAAGTGTGTGAAAGTTATCCAGATCATATTTCTGATCAAACATTTTTAGAAAATGAAGAAGCTACTTTGAAGGTAGCAGCGGCTGTAATGAAATCTTATGATCTACCTGTTAATCGTAGTACAGTTCGTTTACACAATGAATTCTATAGTACATCGTGCCCTCATCGTTCATGGGAATTACATGTTGGTAAAGGAGCGCCTTATACGGCTGATAATCAAAATAAATTGAAAGATTATTTCATTTCTCGCATTAAACATTATTATAACGGTGGTAAAGTAGTAAAAACGACTTGGCAATGTTCAGGTATAGTAACAGCTAAAAAAGGTGTATCACCAATTGGTGCAAAGAGAAAGCCAGGACTAAATGAACCGGTATTAGCACCTTCAAATAATATTTTGGCAGGTCAATATATCGATGTCTTCTCTGTAACTAAAAAGGATGGTTATTGGTGGGCAGAATTTGAATATCCAACGAATCCAAAAGCAGGGCGTTTTTACTGTGCATTAGGTCCTATCACTGATAAAGAAGGAAAGTTACTTAAAGAAAAGAAATTGTGGTTTGATTTGAAAATCGCGATTAAATAAATATATAATCATGATTAGTGAAACGTAACTAACCAAGCCCTACAGAGTATTGTTTATTTACATAACTTTGTAGGGCTATTTTTTATTTTCTACTTTAAGCACTTTATTTTTTACTAAAACTGAAATTTGGAATATTACTTAAAGACATCGTGTTAGAATTAGAATAGTAAAAGGTAGTCTCAACAGCTATTTTTACTATTCCGATATATCATTATCCCATGACCTTATCTAGCGGAAACTAGGTAGGGTTATTTTTTGTGTTATAATATTTAATAAGATTCAAAGTAAATCGTGGATTTAAAATCAACTATTTCAAAGTTCTAAAATACAGGAGGACTATAATGATAAAATCTATCAATCATATATGTTATTCCGTTAGTAATTTAAATGATTCCATATATTTTTATAAAAACATTTTATGCGGTGACTTGTTGCTAAGTGGGGAAACAACTGCATATTTTGATATTGGAGGTTTATGGGTGGCTTTAAATGAAGAAAAAGACATTCCTCGAAATGAAATTCAGTATTCATACACACATACAGCGTTCACTATAGATGAAAGCGAATATAATAGTTGGTATCAATGGCTCAAGAAAAATAACGTGAATATATTAGAAGGACGTACTAGAGATGTAAGAGATAAGCAATCAATTTACTTTATTGATCCTGACGGACATAAGTTAGAGTTACACACTGGAACACTAGAAAATAGAATGAATTATTATAAAGATACGAAACCACATATGGTATTTTACAAATAAGTAGGTGTTCTATGACAATATATACAAGATTATTTGAAGAAAGAGATTTTAAACAAATCGATGATTTATTGCAATTATATAATGAGTTGGGGTATCCAACGACACGTGAAGAACTTATTCATCGATTAACTAAGATTAATAATCACAAAGATTATTATATGATATTACTGTTTGAAGATGAGAATATTATTGGTTTTAGTGGTTTGTGTAAGATGATGTTCTATGAAAACAGTGGAGAATACATGCGTATATTGGCTTTTGTTATCAATTCAAATTTTAGAAATAATGGGTTGGGTTCATTATTGTTAAAAGAATCCGAAAGATTGGCTGATAAGTTAAACAGTAAATCAATGACATTGAATAGCGGAATTAGATCAGATAGAGAAAATGCACATAAGTTTTATATATCTAATGGCTTTGAATGTAAGTCTTATGGATTTTCAAAAAATATTCTATAATCAATTCAGATTTGGTTATTTCTCCCGATTTAATCGAATTGTAAAGAAAGTTTCTATCACGCCTCACATTAGTCGGGTGTTTTTATTCGTTTTAATATCAATAGTGTAGTCTTACTATATACAAGCACTTTTTAGTGCTAGTGTTTCTTAATATAACTTCCAATGCTTGCCCTGTCACTTTGTGTGATGGGGTTATTTTTTATGAAAAAATTTAAAAATAATTTGATTATTCACTTGCAAAAAGGACAATTGTCCTGTATAATAAGAAGTGTAGTAAGGAGGTGGCAAAAAGTGAACCGTTTAGAACGGAAAGAAAAAGAAGCAACGATTGCAGAAACCAAAAGCAGAACCTTCCGAAATTACTGCTTAGGCATAGCATCCATTGCTTCACTACTAAAATATTGGTTGGGGATTTAATCCCCTTCCACCTTATTATATATCGAGGTGATAAAAATGACAAATCTAACAAAAATAAGAATTAGAACATTTTTAAATTATGCAATTGGTTTAAGTGCTATAGCTATAGCTATATATTTATTGTTCAAATAAACTAATAAACGGTTCACTGCAAAATTATGATTATAGAATCAGTTAAAAAACTAATGGAATCAGAAATAAGTGCAACAGAAATAGAAAAGGCTACTGGTGTAGATGCTTCTTCTATTAGACGTATACGCAGAGGAGAAAGAAAGCTAGAGAATTTAAGCTTAGAAAAAGGCGTTAAGTTATATGAATATGCTAAAGCCCACCTAAATGAATAGGGAGATGTGTCACATATTGTACGAAAAGTTTACATTTTGTACCCTTTTTTAGAACGTATGTATTGAATATGCTATATTTATAGCTTATATTTAATCTAAAGGAGGTAATTCATATGACTAATTTAACTGACAATTCAACAAGATTAAGTAGAGAAATTGCAAGAGAATATGCAAATCTTATTACTAAGTATAAGGATTATGATATCTATGACATCATTCATAATCTTGAAGAATTTATTGAAAGTTTTGGAGTTAAGGTTTTTTACAGTAATATGAATGGATTTAACCACCTTAACGAAGTTAGTGGATATTCAATTGTTAACAAAAAAGGGAAACCTGAAATTGTTATTAATGCTAATGATAGTTTTAAAAGACAACGCTTTACAATGGCTCATGAATTCGGACATATAATTATGCATTGGGATTGGTTAAACAATAAAGAAGGTGGGTTAAATTCCGATAATGCTGAAATACTTTTTAGAAAATCATATTATGCTGACGATGATGACATTAAAGAAATGCAAGCAAATGAGTTTGCAGCAGAACTTTTGTTACCAAGAAATATTTTGATTGATATTATCGGCGATATTAACAAATTGAGAAACGATCCAGTTTTGTTTGAGCAAATCAAATTAAGAATTGCGAATGCTTTTGCGGTAAGTGAAGCTTTTGCATACGTTCAACTTAATAAAATTATCGGTGAAGAATTATATGAACAATAATAAAGATGAAATTAAGAAAAAAATAGATGAATTACACGCAAAGAATAAAAATAGTAATAAACTTGATGATAAAATAAATCAATACAACTTAAAGATTAGTAAGGACTTATTAAGTCAAATTTCTGAAAATGAAAAAGAAGATAAAGTTGATGATATTAGTGATCTCGATATGTCTATTATA